GTCTGGTACGGATTTATATTCTATCACACCTTTAGGACGTTCCGCAAGTTCTGCTTTTGGTCTACTCCTAAATGTGTGGATTTCTACAACCTCATTCTTATTTTTAGGTGTGTGAGAGATAGCACCGAAGATAGCACCACACACAGCGTCTGCCAAGTCCTTAGAAGACTTACGAGGGTGATCTACACGGTTCTGCTTAACAATCTTTAGCTCTGACAACTCTTCAAATAGTAGGTCAATCATAGGCATAGCGAGCCTGTCTTCATACACAAGCATTGCCATATCCTCGTAATGCTTCTTGGCAACAGAAACAGTCTCAGTTTTCATTCCTACTTGCTTTAATTCATTCTGAATATCAAATGACTGCCAGCGGTCAAAGCTAACCATTCCAATATTAAAGCCAAGTCTGCGTAGGTTTTGGATCCACTGCTTAACTTCTGACAGGTTGACTGGACCTTCAATACGTGGTTCCCACCAGGCTACAGCATCTACTACTACAATAGGTGCTACTTGCTCATAGTCTTTAATTACTTGAATGTTTACCCACTTTTCTACGTGAGCAATAGCAACAGCACACTTGTCGTGCTTCTGTGCAAGGTCAGCGTGGACGAAGTATGTCTTATCTGGATCTGGAACAAATGTCTCGTCGAATCTTCTGTTACTATCCAATGGATTACGAATTGTCATAGCATCCTGAAGCTTTTCTGTCTGCTTGAAGAATCTATCTGACGAGAATGTTGGGACACACGCAAAACGTTGCATAGCATCTCCAAGATCGGTATAAAATGCAAGCTTAAAGTCGTCAACCTTACGAGTAGGATTAACTACCCAAGTAGGACGCTTTAGTGCAAATACGCCAGGATACTTATAGTTAATAATTGTATCTTCATCCCACGAAATTTCTAATGAATTTCCTTCTGCATCTTCTGGAAGATCTGGATTCATAATAAACTTGTGAGTCTTTGTAACAATATCTTTGTCTACAATTACATCCTCATATCGCTGTGAAATAAAATCTCCAGGATAACGAGGGAAGGATAGTAGGGCTACCTTGCCCAAGTCTGGGAAACGTGAATCTACAGATGCACGGAAGGCTTTATATATGTTGTCTGCGGTCTTACCCTGCTCATTACCTGTAGCAACTTCACTAGCGAATCCAGAGATCTCGTCAAGGACGGCTAGGATAAGGTTTAGACCCTCGTGAGATTCTCGTTCTGAGTGACCTGAGTAAACAGTAATTGTTTTGTCAAACTCAATACTATCTACCTTGGCATAGTACTTGCCAGCAAACCAGGGAGACTTTTCAATCTTAGTCTTGAACCCCTTGAAGAAGACGTTCTTAGCCTGTTGTGCATTGATAGCCACGTTAATAATATCAATGGCATCGCCTGGTGGCTTGCCAAAGTAACGAGCTGGATCCTTTAGGCAAAGAAGTTTGTATACGATATATGCACACGCTACTGTAGATACGAAGTCTTTACCGCTACCCTTGCCAAGTTGAAGGATGACCTCATTCTTTGTGTACTTCTTATAATAACGAGCACCTTCTTCAGTACCCATAATATCCATCAAATCTTTTTGCTTGTAGATTTGGCTCATAGCCTCTACGATGTCATACTGAACTTCTGATAGCTGTGGCTGCCCCAGATAATCTTCACCCTCAACAAATGTACGAGCATCTACAGGGATTTCTTCAAATGGGCTGTCTTGAAGTACCTCAAAGAATTCATCAAACATCTCTGACAACAGTGATCACTTCTCCCTTTCGTGCCACGTCAGATAGTCTACGCATAATCTTGTCACGAATCTCTGGGTGTTCTGCAGCAATGTCTTTAAGGATTTCTTTCAATACTTCTTGCTTACGTTCAATCTCAAGCATCTCTTCTGCGAGTTCTTTGTTCTCAAGCAGACCAGCCTTCTGTAGCATATCAATACGCTTAGACTCAATATCAAGAACTAGCTTGATGCCTCCGTTTTTTGCACCAAGGTTTCCAACAGTAGTAGCCTCGTCAATAACTTCGTAGGCTTTATTAATAAGGTGATTATAATGTGTGTCTGCAGCAACAAGTGCTTCTTTAGCACGAGCACGGATAGCGGCATTGTCTGCAGCCATAGCCTTCCATTGGTTAAGATGTGCTACAACCTTCTGTCGTGGAAGAGCAAGCTCTTTAGAAATTTGTGTAGGATCCGAACCTTGCAAATAGCGTTCTACAACCTTGTTCATTTCGTCAAGGTGCTCCACTGTTAGGTCTTCAAAGTTTGTCATACCTTTTTAGCCTTCCTTGGTCTACGCTTAGGAATTCGCTTTACACGGTCAATAGAGAATGAGCGGTACGGTCCTGTTTGTCCACGGTGCATCTCAAAGCAGTCTACCCATACCGCACCGTTCTTAGGATTAGTTGTGACGGACTCAAACTTAAAACGAGTTCCATACTCACCAGTAATCTTGATTAGGTCTCCACGCTCAATTGTGAAGTTCTCATACTGCATTGAGTGAACACGCTCAAAGGGGTCTACAAAAACTGTGGTATTTTCTATCTTACGTCGTGCCATTATCGCTTACTCTTCCTTAATCCAAATTTTGCCAGATATACATAAATTGTTTCTACGCTAACGCCGCACTCTTTTGCAATCTGTTCTGGGGTCTTACGATCAACATAATAACGCTTGCGTAGCCAAGCTTCACTAGTATACAGTTTACCACCCATAAGCCTATTTGTCAACCCTCTCCCAATTGTGGATAGCCCAGTGACCAATTCCGATAGCATCTGCAACGTCATTATCACTAATAGACTTATTATAATACGTGCTAACATAGCGTATTGTTTTTTGTTTTCTAATTTCACGTTCTTGCCCCTTATACCAAGACTCAGACTTATTAGGATTATCTTTGCGAAGCTGTTGCTTTTCTACCGCCGAGAGTTTCGTGTTCCCAATAAACGATTGCCAAGTAATTGGATTAACCGATCCAGCAATCTTTATACCATTGATTTGAGCTGCCCCAAGCATAGCACCCTGGACCAATGCAAGGTCTGCAGCAGTCTTAGGACTATTTATGAATACTGTATGCTCAATTACAATAGAGTCAATGTTAAATTGTTTGAAAAATGCTACGCACTTCTTTGCAGCATCTCCAACTTTATCATATGTATTACGACCAGTAAAATTAATCTTTCCAAATCTAACTAAAGATTTGTCTTCAAAGATAGCGAATGCCAAACTATTTGTGCTTGCATCAATAGCACAAACGGTCTTTGGTTGGGTATTAATCAAGCTCAATTTTACCATCAGCAATACCCTTTATTTCTTTGAGAGCTTTTGAAACATCCAATGGATTAATCTCGCAAGCAGTACAGGTTTGTGCATCATTATACATAGATAAACTTGATCCACAATTTTTACATTTTCTGTTCTTCTTTGAACGCTTGGCAATTCTATTTTTAGCGTATCTTTCTGCTATCTTTTCTTTAGTTGCTTGCTCACGACATTCTGGCGAACAATAAATTTGATAACTTACAGATGCGTTAAATTGATTATCACACCATTGACAATGTTTCATCGATAGGCTCCAAGGACTTTATTTGTAACGTCCCTGGACCAGCCTTATCGCAAGCATCCCTAATGGGACACGTCTTGCAAATCTTTGAGTTGCTACGATAGTTCTTTATTGGGAGATCTTTACGCTCCCACGCTGCACGAACTTCTCGCATCCAATCAAATGCACGGTCTACCCACCCTTTAAGATAGTCGTTCATCTCTACAGGAATAACCAACAGTTCGTGGTTGTTCTTGTTTTCATAAATAAGAACGGCTCTCTTGCGATTGAGAATCTTCATATAGATAAGCAACTGTACAAGGTGACCAGTCTTGGGCTTGCCAGATGCCTTTCTATATTCAAATCCTTCATTTGGCATAGTCTTGATCTCACCAAGAAGATCTTCACCACCCCACTTAAGAATAACATCACCGTATCCAAAGATAGGTGGGTCATTACTTGTTACTTTAAATTCAGAGTCAACAAGTAGATCTGGAACATTGCTCATAGCCTGTTGAATACGCTCGTGTGACTTTGTTCCAGCTGTCATATTTGCACCGCCGTAGGCATCTGCATTATCGGTAAATACCGCTCCTTCGAATGCAAGATACCAGTAGCGTGGACACTCTCCGTGAGAGAATGCAATTGTGCTAGGTGCAAATGTTTTCTTAGTCTGAAACTTATCAACACGGTTAATTGTATATCCCTGCTGAATCTTTGCAATTAGATCTTGAGTGTTCAAGAAGGACGAGTTTGGGTCGTCTGCTTTCTTGAGCATAACTTGCTGTAATAGGTTTTTAGCCATAATACTATTTTAGCGAATAATATATTTAAGAGCTGACACAAGCTGATTAATTGCTTCTGCGGCTGTATAATAAATATTCTTTTTCGCTCTATCTCCTTTATCTACATTAGTAAGCCAAGTTGCCTTAAACTGCATCTTAGCGGCGATAGCCTGAAGGCGTACAATCTCTACAGATGCGACCTGTGGAGGAATGTCTGGCTTAAGAATGACCTTAGCAATAAACGTAAGAGCTGTGGTAAGTTCTTCGTCATTCATAAAGTCTGCGATCTCCGCCAGACCATTTACCATATCTATTGTTGTATTGTTTGTTTCCATTGTTTCCAATTTCTATCGTTCTTACTATTATACACTACTCAGAGTCTTCAGTCAATTGTTCTAGTACTGCTAGTTCAATGACTGCTAGTCTTACTTTAGAATTACCCTCGCCAAGTACAACAACAATCGCTGGGTCTTTGCCGTTACGAATTGCATCAGTCGTAGCCTTAGCCCAAACTTCCTTGTTGAGAGTAAATGACTTTCCCACCTCTTTAAAGTCAATAACAAACTGTCCCCAAGAGGCATCACCCTTTTGTGTATTGCGACCCGAATTTTTATGTTGTTTAGCCCCAATTCTTTTACTCTCCGATTTCTCTGTCACTAGCATCTCTTTTCTTTTTAAGGTTTAGACTTACTTCACTGACGTGTCCCTGTTTACACATCCAGCTCATTTCTTTTATTTCGTAATACCAACGCATTGAGTAGACAACTTCTTTGCAAGTGTGACAAACAAACTGTCCCTTATGAATGTCATATTTCGCCATTGACCTTATCCTCAATCTCCTTGCGGAAGTCTTCATTTTCTTTGACATAAGTAATGAATGCGTCTCTACCCTGAACCTTCTTATCGTCAGAGACGATGTACCACGCACCTGTACGAGATACGATACCCATCATTTCAGCGGTGTCTACAAGGTCACCAACGCTGTCAATTCCAACTTCGTCTCCACGGAAGTAGAAGTCATATTCACCGCTTGTAAAGGCTGGTGATGTCTTGCTGAACTGCACTTCCCAGCGTACCTTACGACCTACCTTCTCTTCAATGAGTTTATCTCCAACTGCAATCTTGCCCTTAATAGCTTGATTGTCTGATTCAGACGAAAATAGTTTAATAACTGTTGACGAATAGAA